GAGCTAATCGATACCAGCAGTATGCGAAAACCATGTAAAGAAACAGTGTATTATCAACTACCGTATTACATGATCCGCTTGGGTTGCCTGTTGTTTTTTCGACCAAATCGCCATTGGATAGCACTATGAGTGAGTTAATGATGTTTTGGTACAGTGTTAGCATACGGTTAGCGTTCTCAGCTGTGTAACCCCCGCAATGAATGCGAAAGTCACAGATGTCCTTCAACGCCCTAGCAAACACCGATGCATCAAATGATTTTCCATCCAAAGCCCACCCAGTGTCATGTCTGAGCAAACTCTGGGCAAGTCGGTTCCATCCTTGATTGTACTTCGACATACCCACTTTGGACCAACAAGTCCCACTAATTCCCAACTGGTAAAATTTTTCATTCATATGTAAACACAGACGGTTACCAATCATGGTAAAATCCATCGGTGCTGCTAAAAAAGTCCGTAGCTGGTTTGCAGCCACTTTCTCGGTTGGGCGCATCTCGCTTTTTACGGAGCATGTCCACAAAAACTGTTCACAGTAATTGGGCTCTTCCCCTGGCTTAGCGATTCCATTGCGCCCCATCCGTTGCCATGTCTCCTCCAACATACTATTAAAGGTGGGATTGTTAAGTACAGATTGTTTACTGGGGAATTTGAGAGTAAATGGATAGCCCGGGCTTGAATTCTTGTTCAGCTCGGCCTCTACAACACTAAATGGCAATTCGTAGGCGCCTTGCATGCCTGCGAAATGCTTGTACATGCAATTCACCGCAAAATTCCAAGCCCCTACATTTATTATGGGTTGGGTGCGGTCATATTTGGCGATTGAGGGCAGTTCAGCTGCCACATTCGCACTTGCATATCTGTGTGTGAGTGGTGGGATTATCTTTTGCTCGCGACAAAATTCGTTAAACAACACATGGTATGGTTGCTTTTCCTTATAAGCCGCGAAGCGTTTAACGCGCCCAACGAGGTGTAAATTCCCTTCGTTTAGCGCTAATTGGTGTTCGGATGATGTTATGCGCCGGCCTTCACCAATCAAGACCTGAGCACCGCTCAAAAGTATATCATAACGCTGAAGCGTCGCTACAATTGGCGGGACGGCGCTGAGCCATTTTTTTGGGAGCATGGTGCGATTAAGAACTCGCCCCTGGTTCCCAAATTGTGGCGCATCCCGTTCAGCGTGAATGCCAATGACCTGCCAACTGGCATTGAACAAAGGGGCCCCACTAAATCCCGCGATGGTCGGTACATCGTAGGAAAACAGCTCTCCAGCTTTGTTAGTGATCTTCCCCATCTGTGTGTTCCAATTGCCAGCACCTGTCCAGTCATAGGCCACCATGAGCGCAGGATCTCCAACAGAAAAATCACTTGTCTCGCTGATGCGAAGAGATGGCCGACCGGGGATCTTACAGTCAATGTACGCCCGATCGGCGCCCATGTGCTGTGTCCAATCTCCCGGTACAACGGCTTTTGTCCCATCACGGAACTCAACAACCACATCAACCATTGGTTTTGTGGCCACTGCATGCCAGGCTGTCCAAATCTTTCCATCCGCAACAAACACATTGAACTTGCTTGATTCGGAGGAAGCGTTGGCACCAACACTCTCCCAACTCGCTTTCCCCACAGATCGACCGATGTTAATTTCGGGTGTGAGGCTTTTGCCATGCAGAGCTTCCGATGTACCTGTTACGGCACTGGTAGCTTGCGGTTGGCTAGGCGGTTTTGGAGTGTATTTTGTTGGCCTGTGATACAATGAGCACTTGCAGTCCTTTCGTGGTTTCTTGCACACCAACTTAGGCTGCTTAGCCAAATAGGCTGAAGGATCTTCGCCAGTATGAAAATTGGCACACTTGCCAACCCCTGGGCATTTCTTCCAAG